AAGAAAGTTTCTTCGTCAACTTTGTTTCTTTCAGCCGATGGAAATGATAGCCATATATTGCCGTCTTCCGCTTGATAAAATCTATCTAAAGATAAATTATAATACTCTTTAGATGTTTCTTTTATAAAGTATTTAAAGTTTGTAAACTTTTCTGTTTGATTATAATAAGGAATATTATTATTTATTTTAACATCAATAGCATTAGCAAAGGCTGCTTGACTTTTACTAAGTATAATTGAAGCATCGTTAGATGTAAACACAGGAGTAGTTCTTCCGTATTGATCCATATAAGCCACACCAACCTGATATGTTCTTATTGATTTTACAGAAGGAACCCCAATCAAAGCATTATTAATATCTGGTAAAATAGAATTAGAAGAAAAAGATGCAGACAAAGATGTTTGCATTGGTTCTCCACTTTGCTCTAATAAGTTAAAGTTCTGAGTATAGTTAGCGTATATTAATCTATTAGCTGTTATCTCTTGAGCCTTAGCCCATCTAGGTACGTTATCGTATGGTCTTAATAATTGATTTGACTGTACTACAGAACTAATAATTTCTGTTCTTATGTTGAATGAATCATTAACCCATTCTAAATCGTTTGGTTTAAATGAATCAACAACGTATACATTATTACTAACTGAATCTTTATACAATAGATCAACTTCAACAACATCATCTGGCATATCAGAAGTGATATAATCAGATAACTTTAATTGTCTAATATTATTAGTCATACCAAGGTTATAGCCTTGGTTTGGGTTATAGTCAAACTTCCCTGGTAAAAAAACTGCTTTTGTAAATGGAGAAAATGCAGATACTTCATTGTTTCTATATTTCCATCTATATGCAAACATTGCAAATTTAAACTCAAAGAAAGGAGCTTCTTGCTCTAATGTTACCTCATAAAATACAGGAGTGGTAGTAACGCCTGGCGCAACGCCTACTGACAATACAGTTACTCGAGCACCCGTTTGATTGTCTCCAACACCTATTGTTGAATTAACCATTACCCTAATGATAGTGTCATTATCTAACGGATCATTTTCGCCGTTTCTTAATAATAAAATATCTCCTTGATTATAATAAGGCAAAGTATTACCAGACCATGTTAATGTTTTTTGGCCGCTTTCCGGCGTCAATGGAACAATGTCTCCGTTTGCGTCCGTATAATAGAAAGAGTAGGTAGTGTTTGTATTAATATTTGCCACCTGCCCGCTTGAGTTTAGCTGAGCAGTTTCATAAGCAGATACAGTAGGTGGTTGTAAAGGGAACTTTTTAATAACCGTTATATCGGCTTCTATAAAGTCTCTTCCGTAAATTTGAGAATGTCTTGTGAATGAATCCGTAGATGTGATCCATTGATCTATATTTATTTTCTTTGGCTCAGTTTGATTATCTGTCCACATGAGCATTCCTTCTAAAATATTTATACCAGTTATTAAAAAATCTGGCGTAAAATTTAAAATACCTTTAGTATCTACTAATAAAGGAGCAGTTATACCTGTTGATGTGTTATATGAAGCTATTACGCTAGCCGTATCAGACGAAATAAACCAATATATATATTCCGTAGTGTTGTCCGCTATTGAGCCAATACAGACGGCATTTTGCAAAAATGTTATATAGCCAACATTCCACTCAGTGAATACTTGAGTAGAAGGGTTATAAGACTTATTCTTTTTTTCTAAGTTACCTTTTATATTTTGAAATGCTCCAACCTGTGAACTAGTAGATGTAGCAACTTGCAAGTTTAATGCATCTCTGTACTCACCATTAGGTACTAACCTCTCGTCGAGGTCTTTATTCATCCTACCAGATGTAAAATTATGTATTAAATCTGCCATGTGTGTTTTTTAGTGTTTAATCCATTTCGATTGATTCTTCATAAGCTGTTCTACTAACGATGCCTTAAGATTAGAAAGCCTAATTTTAGCATTTCTTTTAGCAGCTGTAAGTTCATGCTTATATCTAGCAATCATATACTCTGGGGTATTAGCTCTTGTAGCCAAAACAGCGTGAGCTATATATTTGTATATTGCATCTACCGCAAACTTATGCACGGTCATATCTGCATCTGTACCTAATCCATCACTTATGTAACGTAATGTTACAATTCTTTCTCTTAGGTCAGAGCTAAATCTAATTACACCTTTTATTTTGTCAATGTAAAATGTACCATTAGCTTGAGACATTTCAGGGTTTAATCCGTATCTTCTTCCGTATGCGTACATACCAATTAAATCCGGGTTGTTATTCCAAGTCCAAGCTCCGTTAGGAGGTAATGGTGTATTAGACGAATACCTAGATCTATCCCATCTTTTTAATGTTTCAGATTCATTAGCTAATGGCACGTTACCTAGGTTGTCAAATGTATATTCATAATCCTCATCCTGAATATATGGAGAAGGGTTGCTTGTTATATCTGTTCTGTATATTGGTCTTTCGATACCTTGATTATCTGTCCAAGATATTTTAGTATAGTTAACGTAATCCTGAGGTAATATCATATATAACCCCGGTGGAACTTCTATTTCAATAGCTTTGTCTTGTGGTAAAAGATCAAAACTAAATTCTTGGATAGCTCGCATTGCATGGAATTGCACATCAGTACGTTTAACTTTAGATATTATTTTATCTTCGCCAACATACATTATCATAAAATTATTTATGATGTCATTTATTGGTACGAATTGATAATTACCATATTCCTCGTCATTACTATTCCATACCCCGTCAGGACCTAAGTAGTATTCTTCTTGTGTTTTATCTAATAACCCCATTTATTAAGATTTTTCTTGTTGAGTATTTTGCATTTCCATTCCAGCGGCTACTTGGTATAAGCCTACATCTTTTATAAGTAAACCAGCAAATTCTAATATTTTTATAACTAGCTCAGTTTCTTCAGATTCATGTAGTTGAAAATCAACAGATGTAGTGGAATCGTATAAAGCTTCACCATAAACCATTTGATAGCCCCATGAAACCTCGTCTGGTCTACTTATATAATTACATGAAACCCCGGTCGTTAAAGCCGCATTGCCATATACTTTATATCCATTTTCATTAGCTATAAATACAGGTCTTGCGTTTGTTGGTTTTGTATAAGGGGATTGTGCAATATATAAATACTCATTGTAGTTTAACCTTTCTGCTTCAACAGGTGTTGTAGTGGTAACTATAGTATTTGGTGTTGGGTATAATGATTTTGATGTAGTAATATTATTATATACTACTGTTCCCATTCTGTAAAGGTTTGATGGGGGCGTCCAATAACCTGTTAAGGTACTGTAATTCATTGGAGCCTTAACTTCAAATATATTAATTTTCTCATTAAGGATATTAAGCATGTCAGAGAACTCGGTTGAGTTACCGGGTAGTCTACCAAATTGATTAATATCGTAAAAATATTGCTCAAATATATCTAATTGAGCTTGATTAGCAAATAAGTTAAACTCTTGAGGCGTTAAGTATCCTCTTTGTTCCTTGTTAAGTATTGCTAATACTCTTTGATAAACGGTATCTACGCTTACAGCCATAATGTATTATTTTTGTTTTAGTGTTTATAGTAAGAAAGGCCACCCATAAGGCAGCCTAACTACTATAATGGGTAATCTTTAAAGTCTTTTTTGTATTGCTTTAAACACTTCCATTCCTTCATCAGTCTTAAAGTAAGCTGATAATGCAGAATATGGGTGTTCATCAAAAGGAATCGTCATAAGTTTTCTTCCGCCTACCCCATAAGTAAATGTACGTTGGTCTGGAGTCAATGCGATAATTCCCATTTCTACAGCTTTAATACCAACATTTCTTAAATGTGTATTTTCGTCAGTAGCTAACTGCATAAATTTCTCAGGATAATTTCTAGCAAATACTAGTAAGTCTCTTTTTAACTCTTTAGAAGATAATTCAGAAACTGCAGATCCTAATTCAACTCTCATGATAGCTTCAGCGTCGTCAATATCCATTTCCTTAGCCATGTTCAATGCTTCTAATTCAAATTCAATCCAATCAACTTGGTTTGTAGCGATTGCTTCTGGTTTGTATTCTTTAATAAGACCAGATAAAGCAGCTGGATGATATAATGACAATAGCTTTTGCAATGCTACTTGTTCTTTAGGTACTCTTAATTCACCGTTTTTAAATACGATTCTACCTAAAAGGGCTTGACCATCTTGTTCATCGACAAATACAGATCTTTGATTTGTAGCATATCTTAATTCTCTTTGGTATCCTTTTTCAGGATCAAACCATAATAATGCTTTTGTATTACTATGTTTTGTTGGTAATGTGAAAATCAAAGGCTTTCTACCTGTTGTTAATTCATATAACCTGTCTTTTATAACCCATTCGTCTTTCTTAGGAGCTTGTTTAACTGGTTCCTTTGGTGCGTCTGAGATTGTTGGTTGTACATCATATTGTACTTCCTCTTGTGCGCTATCTGTAGCGGCTTTAGTAGCTTGTTTTGCCATGATATAATATAATTTAATAAATTTAAAAAGGTAATAATTACCCCCGTAGTTTCAACGAGGGTAATCACTACACTATACTTAATACTAAGTAGCTTTGAACAATACGAAGTTGTTAGCAGCTTGAGTACACATAGTTCTTTCAGATAAGAAATGAACATTCATTTTATCAGAATCACTTGTGTAGTTTCCTCCAACAGAACCAGTAACCCAAGATTTCAAACGTCTGTCATCAGCTTCAGAAGCACGGTAACGGATGTGTAAGAATGGTCTTGAAATGTTTTGACCCAATTGTTGATCGTAAACTGTAGAAGTTCCTGCTGGAACTAACACACCTTTAATATCATTGATAAGTCCACGAGTAGTAGAATCATTCAAATATTTCCAGTCAGTTTTGTAGAAATCGTAAGCACCACGACGGAATCCAGAGAATCCTAAGTTTAATGCCATATCTTCAGAGTTATCAAATACACCGTAAGATGTACCACCAGCTCCGTAAGAGTTTTGCAACGCAAGCATGTTATCAATAGAAAGAGAAGTAGCTCTATCTAAGAACAACATATTTTCTTCAATTGCTCCTTGTTTGTCTAACTCAGAAAGGATAGTATCAAATTCTTGGATACCAGCTCCACCAGCAGCACCGAAATCAGGATCATTGTAAACAAGACCTCTTTCTTCTAATGCAGCGAATAAACCTTGAGTTCCTTCGATATTTCCACCACCTGGGTTTTGAGTAGTATTAGCTGCGATTGTACCAGCTGCTTTTTCAGCTTCAACCATTGCCATTTCTAAGTAATCTTCGAAACGAATACGAGCTTCGTGCTCTGATTTCAAATACCATAAGTATCCACCAGTTCCAATTTCAGTAGTAACTTCTACCCATCCGATTTGAGCAACGTCAGAACCGTTAACAGTATATTTATCTCTTAAGATAATTGGTTGGTTACTGTATGAAGTGAAAGAAGCATCAACTGAATTTCCAGCAGCTTCAGATCCTTTTAAATACTCAGAACCAAAAACGAATAAGCTAAGAGGCGCTTGGCTAGTAGCTCCTTGTAAAGCTGAAGTCAAGTTACTGTTAGAATTATCGTAAACAGCAATGTTATAAGTCTGAACACCAGAAGCTAAAGCTCCAACAGATTTAACATAAGCTTTGTTAGTTACGTTACCTTTAGCGATAACAAGAGTCATACCAGCTCCTAATAATGGCGCTTTTCCGTCAGCTCCAGGAGAAGGCAAACCGATAGTTTGAGTTCCAGCTGTTGAAGGTGAGTTAGAAACGGCAGTATCATAAGCGATATGCAATCTTCCTTGTTCTGACCATACTACTTGGTCTGACGCCATTGGCATTTCAGCTCCAACCATACGCAAGAATCCAGCGATTGTACGGTTACCGTAACGCTCAATTTCTTTTTCGTATACTTCTGGTAAAAATTGTTGTGTCCAAGACATGTTGTCTAAAGACAAATAGTTATCTCCGAAAAGTCCTTTAACTGGACGTGGAGTTAAGTGTGATAAATTCGCCAATGTAGCTGGCGCTGTTGCAAATCCTGCCATAATCTTTTATTTTAGATTGGTTTAAATGTTTTAATTTTTAATTTCGAATCAGCTCTTCCTGTTTCAACTGCACGCACTTGCCAACCATTTACTTGTTTAACATCTTGATGAACGCCGCGAACGCCCATTTCAATGTTTTTAGCTCTTGATGTACTGTCTTTCATAGCGTCGGCTTTACCCTGCTCATAAAAGTGTTGTGCTACAGCATCTGCATTCATAGCAGTAAACAAACCTTTGTGATAACCTTTAGCATCTGACATCTCATTTTTTTCGTTCAAGAACTTCTTGATAAAATTGTTGATGTCGCTTTGTTGGTTTTTCACATCAGAGGCATTCTTAACATTAAAACGATACTTTTTATCCCCCACACTGAAATCAAAACCTTTGAAATCTTCTGAGAAAACTTGATCGGTTTTCTGTAAAAATGTTTTTGTTTGCTCTTCCGCTACGCGAATCGCTTCCTCATTCTCTTTATTATAACGATTAAAAAATTCAATCGCTTTTTGTTGTTCCGGAGCCAATTTAGTTCCAGCTTTAATTTCACTATAATATTGTGATTTTAAACCTTCTAAATGTTTCCTTGCTTTTTGTAATTCTTCTTTTTGAGCAATTTTCTTTTTTCTTATTTCTCGCTCGTCATCCACATCTTCGTCAAACGCAAAATTCTCTTCCATTAGGAAGTCAATTTCTTCGTTATCTAAATGAGGTTTTGTATTTTGATAATACTCTTTTAGTAAGTTATAATTATCTAATTTACTATAATCAGTATTTAATTTTACATAATCCTCTAATGAACCACCGGTTTCATTCATAAAATCAACGACCTTCTGAATGTTTTCTGGTAAATCAATACCTTGTGCACGGCTTTCCGCTACAGCTTCTCTTACTTCTTCTTGTAGTGTTACTGCTTCTTGTGTAGCTTCTTCCGATAGCTGTTCGTCAATTATTTCTTCAATAACGGACCCTTCATTTTGAAAGGGCTCTTGTCGTTGTGGTACTTCTTCATCCACTTTTTCGCTATCTCCGGTTCGTTCTTGAACATCCACTTCATTTGTTTCTCGCTCTTGAATGGCATCTTCTGGCTGTTTATTTATTTGTGCAAAATCTAATTTAATAGTACCGTCTGTATCGACTGTGGCACCATTACCAATAACAACTTCCGCTGCCGGTTCTAATTCGTTGTTTTCTTCCATGATAAAATATTATATAAATGTTAGTATTATTATTACCTAGGCTCGAAAGAACCTAAGTCAAATCCGCTACCCATTACGTCGTTACCAGATGATTCAAAATCTTTTGGTCCAGATCCTGATTGTTTCTGATCTATTAACTCACTTTGTTGAGTAGCCTGCATTTTAGCTCTTTGATCTTTTCTGTTTTGGTCTAGCTCCATTTTCTGTTGCATAGATTCAACTTCCATACCCTTAAGCTTCATGTTATATTGGAATTCTAATTCCATTAATTGCTTCTTAGCATCAACTTCAACTTGTATTCTTTGTTGCTCTATACTTCCTTTTAATTGTTCTAATTGAGCTTTTGTTTGATATAAAGCTTGATCTTTTTGAACTTCAGCTTGAGCAGCTGCTTGTTGCATTTGAATATTAGATTGAGACTGAGCTTGAATGTTAGCTTGTTGTTCTGCTTGAATAGTCTCTCTTCTTTTCTTCTGTCTAATTTTTAATAATTGATTAGCTAGTTTTATATTTCTAACTTCTCTAATATCGATAGCATCGGACAAATCAATTAATCCTCCTGACAATGCAACCTGAATATTGTTTTCAAGCATTGCTTTTTCTTCGTCGTCTGGTGTTAATTCTAAATTAATAGCAAAGTCATGAATGTATAAATCGTTAAGCTCTTCTAGTGTAGCCACGTTAAATCCACCAATCTTTTGTATGAATGCTTCTTTAGCTGGATGATATTCTAATATATCAGATATTCTAAGAGATAAACATTCCGCAGTTTCTTGTGTTAAGAATAAACCAGCATCTAATATATGTCTTGTTGCTGTATTTGAATTTGCAGCAGCTAATTTTTGAACACCAACTAAAGCTCTAGAATCTGGCATACTACCATCTCTCGCTTCATTAAGACCCGTAACATCTCTTATCATTTGTAGATAATAGTTATAAGTCGTAATTAATGTTTGTAATTTAGCTCCTCCGTTTCCTGTTGGCACTTCTTGAATAGGCACCTTACCAGGGTTCATGTCCCCATCCTGTGTAAATGATCTACCAATAATAGATCCAGTTTGGAAGAACATATTTAAAGCTTCTTGTGGATTATAGTTTGTACCATTACCCAAATCAACTTCGTTAATACCGTCAGCATCCAAATAAACTCCATCAGGAATCATTCTTTGTAATACTTGTTGCATCTTTAAGTGAGTAAGCTGAACCATATCAGCAAAGCCTGTACACTTAGCTACAAGAGAATCAATTCTACCTTGATACATTCTAGGAGCAGTGATACTATAGTTCATTTTAACTTTAGTCTCATCGCTTTTAGGACGCATCATATTTTTAGCTAATTCCCATTTTAATAATATATCAGTACCTAAAATTAAAACTCCTTCATAAAGAACTTCAATTGATCTTGACATTTTACCAAACTGAGCCTCGAATTCTTCAATAGGTGGATCAAATTGATCGTCTCTTAAAATTATCTTAGATGCTCCAGTAGCAGTTTCTTTAACTTTATAAACTTCATTCATGTAAGTTCTAAAATTAAAGTACAATACTTGCACTACATTCGAGTCTCTATTGTTATTATAGTTACTTACATTATTATCCCATACACCATAGTTTTGTGATCCTTGTTGTTGGATCTTCTCCATTGTGTTTTGATCTAGATCTGGGAATTGCTTTTTAAGCTCGTTTAAAGGAACAAATCTAACTTCTCCTACATAATATATATCTTGAAAATATGGGTCTTCTGTGTAAGAATAAACCATATAAGCAGGGTCAACATATTCTACCTTAACACCTTCTGATTCTGTAAAACTGTTTTTAACAGCTCCAATCCCAAGAGTAACTAAGTCATAATACATTCTTCTCTTAGTAAGATCATATCTATTACCATCTAAGATAGTATTAATAGCAATCTCTTCAGCAATCTCAATTCCTTGCTTATAGCTAAGTTGCATGTGCAAGTCCAACTCTTCTTGAGAATCCGGTAATTTTTCTGGCGGGTTTTCAAATAAGTTAATACCAAAATTTTCTTGAGCAAACTGGTTTAACTCAGCCGTCTGTAAGTCTCTAATTATAGACTCTAAATATTTTGTTCTTTTACTTACACCGTAAGGATCCTGCGAATATGCTTTTAAATCAAATGCTCTATCTGCAATACCATTAACTACAATATCTACAAACTTAGATAATATAGGCACCGGTTTCCAATCAAGATTCAAATAAGATAAGTCACCATTTATTGATAACTCATCTTTATATTTTTGTATCGGCTGCTCGCCTCTAGCATATAGCCTTAAAGCGTGAAATGTGTTTTGGTTACTTCTATACCTAGTTGTTCCTGAGTTGTTAGAAAACCACTCGTTTGTGATTGCTCTACCAACTTGAAGTCCATAGTCTAGTGACATTTTTTCTTTATCACTAACTACTTGACTTGGGAAAAAACTATTTACTACTCCTTTAGCCATATTATGTTTTTATTATTTCTGATGTTGTTCCGCTCTGCGAATATCTTGCGATAGTTAAATTTATCGATGCTTTCTGTGTTGGGGCGTTTGGTCTATATAAATCTTTGTTACACGCCATAATAGCTAAACCTGAACTAATGGCAGCATCATATTTTGTTCTATTGTTTATATCGAACTTTGCCCAATCATTTAATGTATCGGTGAAATACATTGTTCCGTAATCACCATCTTCTTTCAAACCAACGTGCTTATCTATATACATTTCAATAGCTGCAGCGTGTGCTTGTTTCATATCCTCACTCGAGTTTGGCACTCCTCCAATTTCTTTTTCAGTTATTGAAAGCTTATTCCATACTTTGTCAGGTCTATTCATTGAGTAACCTCTGTAACCTCTTCTTTTAAAATAATATAAAAGTCTTGGTTTGTTATTCTCTGCTAATATAGGCATACCGTAGAATACGCAAGCCATTAATACATCCTCAAAAAATATCTCTGCTGTTGGAGGCCTAGACACATATTCTAAAAAGAATGTGCTTGGCGGTGCATCTTCCATACTAAATTTTGTCAATCCGTGTAATGCGCCTTTAGATCCTCTATTATCTGTTGTCCCTGAAATATCATAACTGTCGCATCCAAATGCTCCAATGTGCTCATTACCAGGGTATTTTAATCCATTCTTTATTATCTGCTTGTTTTGCATGTGAGCGGGAGGTGTCCAGGTAATTAAAAATCTACCTTGTGGATTTGGAGAAAAGATTACTTTTGAATCTTTAACACCATTTTGCCATTGAAAACTACCTCTTGTTATAACTGCACTATTTCTTAAATCGTCGTTATAATCTATTTGCTCGTAGATCTTAGCTAAGTTAAATATACTATTTTGCGTCTCATCCCTAAAAGCGTGTTCTTCTGTTCTAGGAAATTGTCTGTAGTATTCATTTAAAGCGTCTTGATCTCCTTTTAAACCGTCAGCTTCATTATTCCAGTGTTCAATTACACCTATTTCAATCGGATCACCGTGAGGCCCAAACGTTGGTTCTTTCGGTGTGTTAAAAACAGGAACTCCGTATGCGTCAATGAAACCTTCGTAATTCCATTCCATCGGGATAAACAAAGAATATAAACCCGATCTTGTTTGTCCATTAGCGTTTCTTTTTGTTACATCAGAGTCGTTATATAATGTCTTAAAGTTGTCTCCTCCTTTATCTAATGAGTTTGATGTAGAACCCATCATACATTTACCAATAATTCTACTACCTAATCTGACACACGTTTTTGTTACACGCCAGTTATTTAAAATATTATTTGGTCTTTCCCATTTACCACTTTCATCATGAACCAATAGTTTTAACTTTTCACCATCATAACTATTGTCTCCTGTATTCTTCCAGTCAATTGTTGTATCTAATCCAGTAAGTATTTCTACTTTGTTTTGATCACTTAATTTTCTTCTTGTTAATTTAGAAGCAGGTACACGATATGCTAATTCTGTTTTTGGACGGTCCATACCGTCTTGAATTGGTTTAAAGAAAAATGGATAGTTAACCGAAATTGGCACTACCTTATCTGTAAACATCTTTTTAGCATCCGCTCCAGACTTTGATAATATACCGTATCTAGAGTCACTTGATATTGTTGCAAGATTTACAATCTCGCCTGAGGCCATAAATGAAAACCCAGAACGTCTATTCTTAAGATAACACATCCCGTAACATCTTGAATCCGCTTTACACGCTTCCCAAAATATAAAGAACAATCTATTAGACTCTCTGAATTCTGGCTGACCAACATCAATCTTAGACCATTGTAAGTACATATAATGAGAACCTGTAATATACGTAGGTTTTCCATTATTATTAAACCAATGCCCATTTTCTCTTCTGTTAAACTGTTCGTCTATATAAAGTCCCCATTTGTCTTTAAACGAGTCCGGATAATCTCTCCAATCAAATATACTATCTATTGATTTTAACTCCTTAGGATACTCCTCTACAGTCCATTTATCGTGTTCTGTATTTATATCTGACGGCGCCTTTGGTAAAGCTATCTTTAAATTCTGTATTTGATAGATTTCTCCGATCTGACCAGTCTTGCTTATAACAACAACATCGTATTCTTTGTTATAACCGTATTCCCATTTCCTTGACTTATTAAGTCTTGATATGGTATTTTCTCTTATTGGCGTTATTACGCTATATAATGATTGCTCGTACATTACTTAGATCTTTTTTCAGCAAAGCCTGTAAATTTCTTTTCTTCTTTGTCTTCCTTAGGTCTATCTTCTAAAATACGCTCTTCTTCTTCAATTCTTGTTAATATTTCAAACGCGTCAAATATCGCTAACTTTTTTGTTGCGGCAGCATTCTTAAGTCTGTCAGCGCTTATATCATCGCCTGAGTCTACAATCTTTTCTTGTGCTACCTTTATTAACTCCTCAACTGCTTTATGTCCAGCCAGGATTATACTCTTCTTCGTCTCCTTGATATTCATATTTAATTGTAATTAAATTCGTGGGTACTCGGTATAACCTCTGCCCTTCAATCATGAATTCATATTCCATTCCTGGTCTGAATCCAACTAAAGCTCCGTTTTCAATAAAATCATTATCGTATTTTACAATACCGATTAATGGTCTTTCTTTATCTAACGAGAACATATCTTTTGATTTTAATGGCTTTACAAAACAGAAACCATCTAACGATTTCCATTTACCATCTCTTTTGTAGGCATAGACTTGATCGGGTTGTACAATGTACAAATCTTCCTCGATAAAGTTCTTACTATTTTTTTCCTTGCCTTTTATGTCGCGAAATCTTCTAAACACGTTGTGGTGTACAATAACTTCGTCCCCATTTTGTATTACACTGTTACCTATTAAAGGTACACCTGAAACAATACCAATTCTATTTGTATATTCGTGGTTTTGTAATTCTGTATTTAAAAGAAGTTCTTTACCATCAATCTCTATTTCTCCGGTGGTTCTTTTACCTTTAGGAGAGACTAAGTAGTTAAAAACACTTTTCATGTTTAATATGATATATCGTATTCTACAGATATTGACATGTTCTTATTAAAATCCTTCCATGGCATTATAAGATCACCCTTTGCAATATAGATAGAGTACTTTTCTTCCTCTTCTATAATATTAACTATAGTATGACCGCCATACACCTCTTGATTAATAGAGTAGTGCATGGCGTCATTTTTATAGTCTTTGCCTATACTAATTTTCCTGATTATCTGAGACATGAGTCATTTCTCCTGTTGCTAGATCAATACTCACATTGCCGTACTTCTCTTCTAATTCTTTTTGAATTCCTTGTAACTCTTGATTCACTCCAGAAATAACATGCAATAATTCATGTTTGTGTGCCTCAATACCACCTAATTGCATTTGAAGTTTATTAATAGCTGTAACTTTTTCAGTTAGCTTTGTTAATTCTTCGCTTGTAATTTTTTCAACTTCTGTAACTTCTACTTTTTTCATTTAATTTAATTTAATTATTATTTACTATTTTTATATGGAAATGCCTTATTTAACATTTCTTTTCTTTTATCGCAACCACAATCCTTACCGGTAACTTCAGTTATTACCTTAGCTACTCCGGCAAGTCCTGTTGCTTTTGCTATTTTTTCCACTGTATCACCTAATCCTTTTGCTTCCATAATATTAACATTTCCATCTGCGTCTTGCAGCGCAAATTCTTTTATCTGGTGTTTTAGAACAATCTATATTGTGCATCTCTTGTTGACCTTTTGATCTAGCGCAATAAGAATCTCTTCTTGATCCGCCTTGAGGTTGAGGTGCTTTTAAATTACCACCAGTTTCTTTATTATAAGCATTTCTACCAGCTTGTGTCATACCAGCACCTTCCTTAGCACTTAAGAAATGTCTGCCTTCACCTTTAGTGGTATGCTTTAATTTTTTAAACGGAGATTCTGGTTGTACGTATGCCATTATTTAAAGTATTTCATTTTTAAAGGAGACTTCTTAATAAAGAAAGCTGTCATTTTTTTAGCAACGCTTTCTGGTTTTTCAATTGCAGGAACATCCGTTGGATCAGCATTAACTTCTGGTTTAGGGAATTTAGTAGCTGCAGCACCCGCGCTTTCAATCGTACTTTTTCCACTAACTGATGTACCTTTAAATTTATCAACTTGTTCGCCAAATTGTTTACCTGCATCCGCTTTTTTATTTCTTGCTAATAAAGCATCAGCTTCTGCTTTGTTTTTAAAGTCCTGTCTTTGTTGATCTAAAGTTTTATCACCTTTAGTAACTAAAGTTTCTTTACCAAAAACATCTTTGCTTGAATAACCGCCTGATAAACTAGCTTTAATATTTTGAGCGCTCTGATTTTTACTATTTTCAATCTCTGATTTTATAAATTCAGCTCTAGTAGTTCTTTTCTTTTGCTTGATTTCAGCCTTTTTGTTTTTAAACGCTTCAGTTCCTCTTTCAATAACTTGACCTTTATCATCTGTAAATCCACCGCCTCTAAGAGTACGCATGTCATTACGTTTTTCTTGGCCAGTAAGATTTTTAATGTTTCTAATGTTACCTCTTCTATCTAATGCGGTTTGAGCATCCCCTTTATCTTTTTTATAAAGATCTTCTTGTGATGTAATAGTTTGAGCAGTTCCAGGCACGAATGTATCAGGTTCTTTTACTATTTTATCTTGATACTTAGGATCTTTAGCGATTTGAGCTTTTCTAACTTTATTAAAAGCAGCTACTTTTTCAGGAGTATCATATTTTTTTCTCCATTCCGGAGTTTCGTTAGCAACATACTTTTGTCCTTTTATAACAGTTTCTTTACCTTTAATTACTTTACCAGCAGCATCAGATGTCTGGATATTGTACATTGTTCCTCCTGATTCGTAAGTTTTACTTTCGTTAGAGTTACCTTTGCCAGCAGCAGGGTTTGCCATTTGCTTAAAAGGAGATGACTTCATTTTTGCAGGAGCAGGTATATTTCTTGTTTGATTATTACCGCTTACGCCAGCTGGCCCAACACTAAGAAGTGGCTCAGTTACTTTTTTACCAAATAAACCTTTGTTTACTTTAGCGGTGATTGGTTGATTTTTAGACATATCTATTATTTTTTTTCTTGTTCTTTGTTTTTAGAAGGATCGGTTTCGTCTGTTGTTTTACTTAAATCAGTAACTTTAGGTTCCGGTTTTAATGGTTCAAATACTTTTTTTACTTCAGCTCCAACATCAACAAACTTACGAGCCGCATCACCAGCGCCAGCAACTAACGCTTCGTTCATTTTTAATGGAGAAGACTTTTGTGTTATTGGCGAACATTTTTTAACAGGAGTACCAGCCGCTCTTTTTGAAAAGTGCCATGCAGCATGCTCTAAAGTAGCGTCTCTTTTTAATGGACTACTGCCACCTCTTTTATCAAAAGATTTTATAGCCTGTTCTAAAGATACATTTTGCCCGCCTTCACCTTGATGAGGACCTGGAGCCGAACGCTCTTGAGGAGCATTTCTGTTTTCTATCTTGCTGCGTTGATCAACAAGCCTTGTACTATTTCTAAATGTAAATGCCATAATTATTCTTGTTTATAAGCTTCCGCTTCCCATTCAAAATCAGGATGCCCTTCGTTCATATCTCCTCTTCTATATACTTTAGCAGGAGACTTTGTATCTCTTTTCCAAATAACAGAACTGTCTGAGTATTGTAATCTACCTTGTGCCATTTGATTTAAATGGACTTTTTCGTGTTTAACAGCTTCTTTAATTTTATTGTCTGATAATTTACCATCAACAAATATCGTGCCGTCTCTATTAGCTTCAGCTTGAACACCTGGCTCTAAATCATTCTTTTTAATTACAGGAGTGCCGAACTCTGAAGTTGCTTCATGTAAATTCATTAAAGCGCTTTTAGGCGTCATCTTAAATGCCATAATATTTTTTATCTTTCGTTATCTTTAATCATGTCGTCTATAGCTTTATTAAAGACTCTATCCGTATATGTTTTATTATTGTAAAATTTACTTCTGCTTGACGTTGGTAGATCTTCTTGTCCAAGTAATATGTTGTATATTCTTGATATTAGTAGTTTACCTTTTTGCGAAGTCTGATATATATTGAATTTCATTGTTGTTCTATTTCTAGCTCTCCATATATCAATCCAACCTTCACGTCTTAAACGTTCCCATCTCGCTTTATCCCAAGAGTATGTATAAGCTCCGTCTATAAAATCATTACGTGTAAATTGCTTTTTACAATCTAAATAAATTAATAATTCTAAATCAGCATCTGTAAGATTATAAGTTTTACAAGCCCACTTTCGAACAAGCCTGTAATACTTGAATAAATTCATATCTCTTAAGTCGCTTGCAGACAGTCTCATTCTACAATAACTACATCGTTAATAGTTATGACAAAGTATAAATGATCATTCCATTCAATACCGTGACCAGCGTGTTTATCGTATCTAATAACATCTCCTTCTTTTAAAAAATCAATCTTATTACCTACACTGACTACATTACCCTTTAAGTACCTAACGTCGTGGTTTTGACTTTGAGTAATTTCAAGACCCCCAATTGTTTTGGGAGCCTCTTTAATTTTATCTATAATAATAAAGTGGTTTACTGCTTGCATTAGCTTCTCATATTTGAAATTATACAATCAGCTGATGTTATGGTAGTTGCGACACTAATTGCATTCTTTAATGCAGACTTAGTAACCAACACAGGATCGATAATCCCATTACTAACCATATTTTTATAACAACCACAAGTTGCGTCAACGCCAACGCCTTCCCACTCTCTATCTTCTAACTCTGGTTCTGAATCAACAAAATCTTTTGGATTAAGTGTATCTTCATAGCCAGCGTTTTCTAAGATAGTTTTATAAGGGGCTTGAATTGATTTTAACAATATATCGTAACCTGCATTTTTAGGCTCAATGATTTGAGAAGCATTCAATAATGCAACTCCCCCACCTGGTACAATACCTTCTGTTAATGCAGCTTTAGTAGCGTGCAATGCATCATCTACTCTATCTTTCTTTTCTTTTAATTCAACAGCAGAGTCAGCTCCTACGTATAGAACTCCAACTTTGCCGGTAAGCATCGATAACCTTTGCTCTAATTTCTTTTTAATATAACCGTTTGATTCTTTGGCAATTTTTGCTTCAACATCTTTTATTCTTTCGTCAAGATCTTCGTTAAGATCTGCAATCTGTAAGATAGTGTTTTTAGAGTCTGTAACCGATTTGATTACTTCCCCTAATACGCTTATGTCGATTAAATCTAAATCATCGCCTAACTCTTCATTGATAACTTGTGCTCCGGTTAAAATAGCTAAGTCTTCAATTGTATCTTGTTTTGTTGGTCCAAAACCTGGTAAGTCAACAATATTTACTTTGATGTTACCTTTTACTTTATTAGCTAATAATGTAGCGTATGGTTGTTGTTCTACCGATGCTACAATTAATAAACTTCTTTTTGTTTTTACAACGTGTTCAAGGATACTTTGTATTCTTCTTATATTTGGGATTGCCGAACTTACTATTAATACGTAAGGATTATCTAAAACAGCAGTTCCTTTATCTTTATCTGTCATTAAATGAGGAGACTTTAAGCCTGACTCAAATTGTGTACCTTCAACAAAATCAACGTAAGTTTCGTTTGTTTCAGAGTCTTCCATTAAAACGACTCCATTCTTTCCAACTTTTTCAAAAGCTTCTCCAATCTTATCGCCAAGCTCTTTGTCGTTATTACAACTAATGTAAGCAACTTGTCGTAACATATCGCCTTCAACCTGTACACTGGTATTACTAAGGTAAAGCATAACTTCTTCAGCACATTCAGTAATGCCTCTTTTAATATCTCTAATTTTTTCTTCACCTTTGTACTCGTTTATATTTTTTAATAAAGAGTAAGCTAATACGGTAGCGGTTGTTGTACCGTCACCGGCTTCTCTAACAGTATTAGCAGCAGCTTCTTTAATCAAAGTTGCTCCTATATTTTCGACCGGATCCATTAAGACTACGCTTTCTGCAACGGTTACACCGTCTTTTGTTATCACCGGTCTACCCATAGCGTCTTCGTATATTACGCATTTTCCTGAAGCACCTAAAGTGCTTTTAACTGCGCTTGCTAATTTTTCGACGCCATTCATTATTCTATCTTTAGCTTCATCGCCAAAGTTTAAGTCTTTTACAATCTGACTTGGTAAGTTAAATTCCATTTGATTTTATTTAATTAAAGTATATTATTATTATCTACAATTGTATTATTACGAACTAATTTATTTTTTTAGTTATACGTACGTTTTATACAGTCTTTGAAGTACTCCACCAACTACAATAAATATGAATATTAGTATAAGCCACAAAAAAGTATTAGTAATTATGCTTTCTTTTTTATCAACTAACTTTTTACTGTTAGACTTATCTATTGATATAGCTTTAGAAGTTGTTTTAAGCGTGTTTTTAACAGCTTTTATCTTTGTTGTATCAATTACTACTCTATTGATTTTTTTAGTCTTTATACGTACGTTTTTATATTGTACACCATTTACTGTAATTGGCAAAGAATCTACTATAGGGCATATCTCAACTTCTTCAGTTGTTGTATTAATGAATATATTATTATCTTTTGTATATGTACCATCAATTTTTACAGTAGCAACACTATCAATTGTAATTTTAGTATCTTCTTTTACAATAGCAACTTTTCTTGCTCCGCATGAAACAAGCAACAATAATAATATGATAAATAGTTTTTTCATTATTCTTTTATTTGAAAGTGCATCCAATCGTAATTTTTTTCTCTACCCAGCGATTCAAAGCCATGTTTATAAAATATATCGATCATAGCTTTGTATTCAGGTCTTGCAAATCTAGCAGTCTTTGATGTTTCTTTTAAAAGGTTTCTAGCAGGATCTAAATCAATAGCTATTCCCCAAGAATGTGTAGACCATGAATTACCGCCTCTCATTTTTCTATAGTTAAAGCAACCACCAAATAAATCAATGCCTAACTCTTTAATTTTGTCATATCCGTAAACTCTTTGTATTTCGTTGAATACATCTAAAAAGTTTTTAGCTACTAATTTATGACACATCATAGAATTAACTACAGTATCTGTATCCCAAGCTAATCTCATTGGATATGGCAATTGTATCTTTACAAGATAACCGTTACCGGTCTCGTTTGGCGTACCGTACTTTTTAGTTATTTGTTGTGTAGTCATTATTCTGCTTTATCTTTATTTTTCATTGTCTCGAATATTTTCAACCCGGTATATAGTATTGAGAATACTAATAACACTATTTTTAAAGTGTTTTCAATATTTGAAAAACTTAATGCCATTGATATGGTGTTTATGATTCCTATCTTCAGATCGTTATTGTTCATGCTTAATTTTATATATACGTTCCACAATGTCTGTCACTCCTTGTAGCGATATATAAGCCGTAGCTATTACCACCCAATCATTACTCTCTATGCTGCCCGAAAATAAAGCAACTGAAGCTATCCCGAATACGGTTAATTTTCTACTAACCCATTTGCTTAAAAACAAATCTACTTTTTCTTTTGTACTCATTATCTTCCTTGGCCTTTATATGATTTTTTATAATTTTTAGACTCTTTAAGACTGGACGCTTTTGTTTTAGCATGAACACCTGGTCTACTTATTTTTTTCTTTTCTACCTTAGTAGTTTCGTGTTTTATCTTTGCCATTTTATATAAGTGTTATTCCTAATTGTTCAGCTACATAATTTATTATCCATTCTTTATTATTACCATGAGCAACGTATTCCTCTTCTGTTATTTGAAAATTACCACTAACTATGCTTTTGCCCGGCGGAATTGATCCGTCAATTAAAGTGTAACTTATTATAGCTCCAGGTACTGGTGTATGTACCATCAAATTTGTTCTTAATCGATTAGCAGTACCCAATCCTAATGGGAATACTATTGGTTCAATTTGTGTCATTTGTTTTTTTTATTTATATATTAAAAATTAGTTTAATTACATCCACCAGTAAAATTGAGAAGTTGACATATCTATAGTTGCTTCACTGTTAGGCATATAAAATTGTACATATACACTACTATCTGGGTAATTAACTCCAGAAGCATCTGCTATATAATTAAAATATTCGTCATAAACAGCAGCTGATGTAGCTACTGAGTTTTCATAGTCCCCAACACCATATACATAAACTGATATTAAATCTCCTGGAGAAGCTTGAAAGTATGATCCTTCAAACCCTGGTCCGCTAAAACCAACTGATGCTGCTTCAGTTCCTTTTGTATCATTAAATATTTGGAAATAACTATATTGAACACCAGCATTAAAATTCCAATATACAGTATAATTTACTACCGGACTATAGCCATAAAACTTAGAAATTGCATAAGGTGGAAAAAACCCAGCCATTAAACTTAGTGTCCTAAGTGATCCGATAGATGTTCCTAATTCATTTCTAATCATAGAAATAGATAAAGGAGTAGGATAGTAAGGTAATGCCATTATTTTGTTAATTTATTTATTAATAACTCTAACCTTTCTATCTGTACTTGTTGTTCTTTGATTGATTCTATTAATAAAGCTGTAAGCTTTTCATATTTAACGGCTTTATAACCATTATCTCTTGTAGTAACAACCTCTGGCAATACTGCTTCAATCTCTTGAGCAATAACTCCTACATCATGTCCTTCATAAGTGGTTTGTTTATTATTCCAATCAAATGTATATCCTCCAATTTTTTTAACTTTTTCTAATGCATTTTTTATTGGTAATATATTATCCTTTAACCGTATATCAGATGATGCATAAGCTATTACGTCTCCATTAGAATATATTGAATCAATAGCAAGAATACTACCATTTACTTGTAATTTATAATCTCCAACGTCACCTGTTGTACCAATTAATACCTTTCCCCCGCTCGTGATTCGCATTTTTTCACCTGTAGTATAATCATAACTAAAACCAAATCTGATATTAGTATCTCCTGCTATAACGTGACCGCCACTACCTCTACCTGTAAACATAGCAGTTTCGTAATTATTAACCACTTTCATTCCGTTAGTGTATTGAGCTCCTGTTGTATCTAATAAGAAACCATTTCCAACCCCAATTGTTCTTACATTACCATCTACAGTTAATTTTTGATTTGGCAAAGTTGTTCCAATTCCTACGTTTCCTGAAGCGTTAATTAAAAAAGCTGCGGTGTTATTTGATTTTTGAAATTGTGCTAAATTACCAGTACCCGCATTGAAAACGTATAAAGTTGTTCCAGTACTACCTGAATTATTTAAAGATAAATTTAAACCTTGTCCTGATGTAGCTGTAGAAGAAGCTATAGTTAACGGTTTAGTTAAATTTACATAAGTTGATAATTCTGTAAGGCTACTATCACCTAATGCGGTTGAACCTGTAAATAATGGAATTTTACCCGTAGTACCTGAACCTGAAATACCTGCAGAAACAGTCCAGCTTCTATTAGCTGATAAATCGTAAGATGTACCGTTAATAGTTATTGTTCTTGATGAAGGTACGTACCCAGCTAATGCGTGATTACCCCATCCATAAGCTGTATTCCAATTTGATGAGTTATTTGTTGTTGAATACCAAGTTGAAGCTGTATATATAGGGTCCGTTTCTGTATAAGAAGAAATATACCCATTAGGGTTTGAAGCTGGATAGTAAGATGTATTATCATAAGTAATTGTAGTACCTGATGCTTTTACAAATCCAGTTCCGTTAAGTTGAGCTTGTGGCGTATATCCTAACCATTCAGCTATAGTTTTATTAACCCATAACGAACCGTTATATCCTAATAAATGACCATTTATTTTTGTAGTAGTTTTTAAATCTACATCGTGTATCTCATCTAACTCAAATCCATTTTGTACTTTAACAAAGATCTCACCGTTATTAGCGTTAACTCTTGTTACAATACCAATAAATACTAAATGATTTGGCGCAGATGGTTTATTAGCT